GCCCCGCCAGCCGTACCTTTTCTGCCTTAGCAGATAGGCTATTTTCCCAGCCTCATCCCCGCCCCCACCAGCCAGCTGTCGGTAGTGGTCATCACGCTCGCCCGGAATTTGTCACGGAATACCGCCGATATACCTAAGCCGACCCGCCAATCCGCCGACACTTCACCTAAATAAACATCGGCGTAGAACCGCGCAAACGGCGGTTTAACCGTAACCGTTTCCCGGATACTGATCTTTTGACGAGCGAATTTAGTAAAAGAGAAAAGGTCATTTTTAAACCAGTAATGAACACCGAGAGAGCAAGGCGTGTCAATGTAAAGCGATGCTTTTGCATACTCATCTCCTTTATGCGCTTCGACATAGACGGTATCAATAACCGTATCTTTTTCGATTTTGACTAACCAGCAGGTATCAGTTTTGATTACCAGCCGTTCCGCCGACTTCCAGACAGTATCCGGCGGGAGTGTTACGATTAGGGTATCTATTTCTACTGGTAAAACAGTCGGTGGACTTAGCAATCTCCCTCCGATATAGCCGACCACAATTGCCACCGTCAGCGCAACGCCGATAAAGAAAGATTTCATAATAGCCCCCCCAGACAGAGCCCCGCCCCGGCACAGCCGATAAAGTCCATCGCCAGCGCGAAACTACCAGACAGGTGCGTTCCGCTCCAAGCGTCAATGCGGTTTAGACCGTTATTACTTTTAGGCATTGCCAAGCCCTTCATAATTTGGTGTTTCAGTTGTCGGAGTGTAAGGATAAATTATTGTCTGCGCTTTGATTTGCTTTCGCAAATGCGCAATTTCTATCTTCGAGTCAGCGTATTCCTGCTCAACCTTTAACAGTGCATTTTCCAATTCTTGCACCTTTTTGCTTAGCTCATCATTTTCTATCTGCAATTCCTCGATGTCATTATTCCCACCTACAAATCTTACCCGCTTGCTCATTAAGCTCCTACTTGAATGTGAATGTGCTTACCTCGATTGCCTACTTCGTGATATAAGGCAGTATTTAATCCCAGCTTAGAATAAGGAAAATTCGCATTAATCTTTTCCGCTATCTCTTCTGGCGGTACAACACCGTTCATCGGGACAACCGAAATATCCGCTCCCCTTCCGTACTGGTGAACGGATTTTTTCTCCGTTCCTGCACCGTAAATCGCTTCTTGTTCGGCTTGTGTGCGGAATAATTCGGTGATAACTACTGGCATATCCCAATGATATTCCGCATATCCGGCGAGCCAAAACAGTATTTTCCGCAAATGTGGATGGAGGTTTTCAAATTCATTTTTCAAAGCAGGATTTTTGAACTTTATCATTATTCACCTTAGATTATCTTAGTGACGATATTAAGCAATTTCTCAAACTTACCTTCCAGCACCGCTAAAATTAGCAGTATCAAAGTTGCAACTCCGATAACCCTTCCCCAAAATTCTAACCTTCGAACACGCTCATAAAAACCCACCTTACCATTGCCAGCAAGGATATTATGGATTTTGTCAATCTTGTCAGCTAAATCCTGCATCCGTTTATCAATTAAGCCGTCAGGGGTACGAAATTCGGTCATTGGCTTTATCTCACTATTTTGGGGTTTATTGTCCATAGGGGAGTTGATATACTATTTCGCCATCGCTGTCAATGACTTCGCCGTACGGATCACGGGCTAAGATGTCGATAATCGCCTGCGCCTGTTCTTGGCAGACCGCAGAACTCCCGCCGGGGAAGTTCCCGGTAACCGCCCCGCCGTTTAACCATACTTCCAGCGGCGGACTCCAATCCAGTTTCGCAAAGAATATCGCATACCAGTACGCCTGCGCATTGTCATTTAACGCCGGCGTTACCCCGCTCGTATCAAACATCACTTCACCAATCCAATGGGTATTTACCGCTCCCCAAGGTTCGTAGTAAGTAGTGTAAGCTGGATGCTTTACGACCCCGCCCTTCTTGGAGCGGAACTTACCGATAGTAGCCTGCCCCCAGCATAACGCCGGAATTAACAGCATAAGGAAAATTAGCTTTTTCATTTGAATTTTTCCTCGTAAAGTTCCTGAAATCTCGTTTTTTGCCTTCTAACTAAATGCCATATTTTAACCTTTTGCCAAACTAAACATCCTTCACAAATCCGTTCCCTTGTTTCGCATCCGCCTCCGCCCCATCGAGGTTCTTGGTTATATACCCAACTATGTCCTCTTAACCGATAAGTTGACATTCCCGTCCAAATTGGATCGCTACAAGGATTGACAGATTTACAATTAATTGTATCGGTCTCTAACACTACCAAACTGTCATAATGCTGGAAAGAAATCCCTGACTTGCTTGTATAAACCCGTCCATAAGTCATCTCTTGACAAATTCCCAGCGCCGGAATGACCGCAAACAGCAATAGCCAAAATATCCGCTTCATTGTTTCTCCGTTTTGTAAATGTGATTTATCGCTTCCCTGTCTGCCGACAGCTGCGCCTTTAATTTATGATTTTGGACAAGTAAACTCATTATACTGTTTTCATACTCGCCCTTATCGGTTTTTTCATACTGTAAGATTGTGTCCGTTGCATCCCGCAACATTTCTTTTTCATCAGACAGTTGCGCTTCCAATCTTGCAATTTTATCGACTGCTTCCTTTAATTTAACAGTAAGGCTGTAATTTTCACCGTAGAGTTCCGTTATTTTGTCAACTGCCTCATTGGGATGTCGCCGATAGAAATCTATACTATCCGCTCGTTCTTGTTGTTCCTGCGCTGTCATTATTTCTCCTATGGCGCTAAATCGGTTATCGTAATCCAAGTAGTGCCGTTATAAGTTTTCAAGGTGGTATCCGCCGCATCGACAATCATATTCAAAAAGACACTATCCCCAGTAGCAATCGTATGTAACTGCAAGGTTAAAGCGTTCGGTAAGGTAAAACTTTTAGCCGCCCCGCCAATCATTATCGCCGGGGTGTCATCTGCGCTATGACTTATTCCCACCCAACTATCCGCATCGTCATCTACAACTACCCAACGAGGTTCGGTTACACCATTAAACCAACCTAAATCTACATTATATATTGAAGCATCCCCAAAAACCCCAACTGGTACATTAGTTGCTCCCCCTTCCGGTAAATAAATTATCAATTCATTAGCATTGGCATCTGCGGTTTCCCACATAAAAATAGCATCTGAACTCGTTCCTACGGTAAGCCATTTATCATCGCCTACGGTAATTTCCGTTAATGCAGAGATAACTTCTGCTTTAAATGAACCACTACTTCCCCAATAATTGTTAGAATTTGCATATAACCAATAAGTCGATGCCGAAGCATTATCCGCTAAAGAGAAATCTAAATACTTTACCCCAGTTGCCAAACTATCAAACATCACGCTTCCCTTGTGCTGTACCCGATATACAGTAGTCGTATCGGTTAAAGTATCACCTAAGAAAGTTTCACTGCTAATAATTAAAACACTGTCCACCGTCAAATCCCGATTAATCTGAAATCCATTATTACCTACTACATAAGCTTGAATTCCACCGGTAAACAGCCGCTGTAAATCAACACCACCAACGGTATAAGTGTTATAATCACTATCCCAGTATAAAGTATCAATTAATGCTTTTTGTGATACTAAGACAATAAGACCTTTTAAGGTATCAAGCCCCACCGCCGTTGCTTTGCCCGCCGTCAAATCAAAGCCAGAACTATCAATAGGATTCCATATATGATATGCAAACACTAAATCTGACCATACTGCCCCCATCGGGTCAACAAATGTTCCGATATAGACCTCATTGGAATCTGCACTTATATTGCTGTCCATAAACAGACCATTATCAATATAAACTCGTCCGGTAAAAAGTGCAGTATCCGCCGCCGCATCGCCGAAGAACGATTCGCCATTTACCAAAAAATAGGTATCTATCTGCAAGGAGTCCATTACGGTCTTGCCCGAAGCATAAGTTATTACGATCGTATCGACTTCGATGTAGGTAAAGGTCGCCTCTTGGAAATATACTGTATCAGCGAAATTCCACGGAGCGGTGATTGTTTCCCGTGCATTTTTCCTCGCCACATTCCACGGAGTCCAAGCCTCGCATACAAGCGGAATCAACAATAAAAGCCAAATGAATTTTCTCATCGCAGCCTCCTTACTGGTAAATTATGTGATGATTAATCGTGAACGACCCCGATGTATCAAGCTTATTGCTGGTAAAAGTTACCCGCATACCCCAGCACGGATAATTCAAAGGAATATCAAACATATATTTCCGGGCATCTGTCCAATCGTAAATCGACCAAACGGTGACCGTTAAATCAGTGCCCGCTTCGTCTGTATCCGATAATCCATACGCATTATTGGCATAATCGTACCAAGTGAAATAATCAATAGTAATGGAAATGGAATCCGCCGTCCAGCCAGTTACGACATTAGGCGTCCAGCAGAAGGTAACCGGCGCGCCGCCGAAATTAGTGCGGAAAATCCGCGCCGTTGTGTCAGTGAACACATAATCAAAAGTAACCGATAAAACAGCGTTAGACAGCGTAGTGATGTTGTAGCTATATCCGCTTGAAGTAACCTGCGGAGATTGCTTCATCGGCAGAGCTACCGTCTGCGCTGCCGCCAGCCCCGCCAGCAAAATAACTAATAAAATTGCAAGTAATGGTCTCATTGGAACTCCTATTGTGATAATTTACTTTGTTCTTTTTCAATTTGCTGATAATATTTTTGTAGTTCTTCAGTAGATTCACCAATTTTATATCCACGAGTGATGGTAGATTTAAGTTGATTAATCCGATTGATAATATCTCGCTCCCAATACAAACGAGATTTTTCCTCATTATAAGGATATAATTTTATTCCTGTCATAAATCGAGTTATTTTAGTAGACATCGGTAAATCTAATTTATGCGGAGTTTGAGGTTTCATAAATTTGTCAATTTCATTTAAAAGTCGAATAGACTTCAAAATGTGTATCTGTTTTTTCCGCATTAATTTACCCAAAAATTCACTGCTTTCACCGGGGACATTTTCAATCTTTTGGTCAAAGACAAAACTATACCCGCCGCCGGGAATTAATACTTCTGCCGGAACTCTAAATAACGGAGTTATCATAGAAACAATTTCAGTTAGGGAATTGCCAATTTTCAGTAAATCTGCCGCCGCGATCCAAGACCCCATTAAGAAATATAAACTATTACCAGTTTTAGGGTCAGTCTTAATATAAACCGGGGCGTTCCGTTGCATCCAATCGCTCATATATAATTCATTCGGTCTGCCGACATCACCGCTTTCGATTGCATTTTTCGCCTTAACAATCGCCGCATATTTTCCCGGCTGTTTAATAATATTTTCAATTTGCAGAGGGATATTTTTTCTACTCCAAGTGTAGAAGGGAAACACTCTTTTTAAAACATCTTTTTCAAAATTAGTTAATTCAGTATAATCGAAAAGATACTTTTTTACACTTAAAGATGCTTCTTCGGGGGTTAAACCCTCGCCTATCTTTGATAAAAAATGCGCTAATCGGTCATTGTTTTCTATCATTGTACCAAACTTATTGCCGAATTTTACCATTGGGTTTTCTTTGCCGATAGTCTTTTGTAAAAACCGTCCAGTGCCTTGCATAAAATTCTGTAATAATTCATCTGGAATATCTCCGCCATACCATCCGGTATTTAAAACTCCCAATTCCTGGGCTTTATTAATTAAAGCCAATTCCTGGGGATTTAATTTTCCCGCTTTCATTCCCGCTTGTAATTTTCTCGCTTGTCCATAATATTTAGGATTCCATACATTAGCAAGAAAATTATTCCACTTATTAGACACAAAATTTCGAGCGTGATAAGCAGGGAATATTCCTAAAGTCCAAGCCTTCCAAGTATCCTGAACAACATCAAACATATTTTGAAAATCTTTTATTTGGTCTGGATGCGCACTCCGTTTATAAAGTCCCGTTAATTGGAGATACATATCTTCGTCGGCTTTGTAAAACTTTGATACCCCTTCTGGCAATTCTGTGAACTTCGCAGTTTTGCTTACGGGGATTAAAATCTCATTCGCCATTTTTGTTGCGGCGGATGGCGGTAATTCCTTGCCGATAGTACTAAACCAATCTTTCCTTGCGATATAAAGTGTCTGTCCTTCGTCAAATAGTTTTTTTGCATCGGCAGGGTCTAAAATATCAGTACCGGCTTCTTTTGCCGCTAACATTAATCTATCCAGCATTTGCCGATTGTGCATTAATCGAGCGTGTCTATTGCCACGAACACCCAAAACAAAAGCCGGATCAACAAGAAACATATTTCCCGGATAACCCTTAGATTTTAGAAACTCATTAATTTCAACGGTACTCCCACCTTCTCTGAATATGCGGGCAATATGTGATGCCGTTGCTTTATCCTTTTTACCAAAATGCTTAATTGCAACACGAGTCAAATAATCAGTAGTTTCATCATCTAAAGCAGTTACAGGGTATCCAGCGTCTATTTCCTTTTTTAGATAAGTTTGCAATGTCTCCTTCATATCATCTACAATCTGACTAACTTCAGGGGATTTTTCAAAAGAAGTTATCGTTTTCCGTCTTGTCTTAATTTCAACTTCCTCGCCTTTTAATATTTGATCTGCAATAGTTCTCATTTCCGCTTCAGTTGCATTTTTGGGAAGCGTGGAAAACAATCTCCGTTTATCCTCGATTAATTCGGAAATAATTGTTTTGGACTCATTGTCAGATAATCCATATTTTTTAGCCGCATTTTTTATGCGTTTATCAAAGGATTTAGCTATATCTGTTTCTGCGCGGATACCTTGATTTTTAGCCGATGTTTCAATGCGGATAATATCAAACAATTCATCTCCTAATCCCGGCTTGATATTATTATATTTATCCTTAAACCGCATTGCTGGTTTAGTCTTTTGTAATATTTCCCGGATTAATGGAGTTTTCTTAGCAATTTCCTCAGCGCCTTTTAGTGCTTGATATGCTTTTTCGCTTTTAGCAATAGTCTGTCCGGCAAATTTAACGGTTACTGCCTTTCCGCCGCTTTTTGCCAATCCCTTTGCTCCCGCCTCTACTCCTTCTTTTGCAAGTCCTTTTACAACTGAATTCGTCCCTAAAGTGATATAAGTTGTGGGGTCAGTTACGACATCGGTAACAAATTCAAGCAGTTTTTTAATCCACGCAGAAGTATTTTCTGGCAGTTGTTCACTTACTAATTTTCCCGGTGTAATCCTTTCTTGAAATGCTTTTTTAACATCACCGGTTATTGCGCCCGCAACCGCATAATTTGGATAACTTAATGGGTTAAGTATCTTTTCAAAAGTTGACAATTTGCGGGGGGCAGAGTCCACCTGTTCTGCTTCTTGATATTCAGGATTAGCATATTTTGCATATTTACCGCCAGACAGCGAAGAACCATATTTTGCATATTTTCCCATATTAAAAACCAAATGCTCGCTTGGTAATATTTAATCCGGGAATATTAACTGGTTTTTTAATCTTAGTATCCTTTGCCGTTGCAAGTTTCATAATCTCATCAATTAACTCTTGCGAATAATCCGCTTGTAATTCCTTAATAACATCTTCTTTTGGTTGCGTCTTTAAATCAGATTGCACTGCCCTTACTATATCAGATTTAGCCTTTTCGGATAATGTAGTATTTATTTTAGATGGGTTGGGATTTGGAGTTCCACCGATTAATGCTTGCTGTTCTTTTTTCAATGTATCATATTGACTTTGAAGTGTTGCTTTCGTTTTAGGATCATATTGCGATGCCTTTATTTGGTCAAATAAATCAGAAAGCAAGATATTGTTAAATTTTATTTGTTCACTTTTATTTGTATCTTTTGAAGAGATTAATAATTTAGGGTCTTTCGCTTTAAATGCTTTATCCCAAGATTCAGGCGTATAATAATTCGGATTATATCCTTCCAGAATTGCTGGAGTTTTATCTAACAACATCTTTTTCTTAGCTTCCGCTTCGCCTGTCCGCGCTGCCATATATTCTTTATCATTATAGATAGAAATAGGCGGGGGCGGTGGAGTGTATAATCCTGATGGTTGTGCATTCAGCAAGCCTCTCGATTGTAGTAATTGTTGTCTTGTATTTAAGGAAGTTGGAGATTTTCCTTCCCGGCTTGCTTTTATAGATTCCATCTTTTCTTCGTGGTCTTGACGCAAAATTTCTATTGCCATTCTATTGGAATTTTCCTTTTCCAATAAATCGAACTTTGCCTGATAATCGGCTTTCTTTTCCGCTTCCGCCTGCTTTTGGAGTTTCTGTTGCTCTATCTTCTGATTAAGCGCTTGCGCAAAGATACCACCGCCGCGAAGCAACGGATTTTCTGAAGGATACCATTTTCCCATTTTATTCTCCTATACTGTTGGGACACGAGGTTGAGCGTTCCCGCCACCGAAACTATTCATCAATCCACTCAGTCCATAACCCAAAATATCGCCCCACATCCCTTGATTATCATTCGGTTGTACCATTCCGAAAGCCGCCATCAAGGATTGCTGACGCATCTGAGCATCTTGTAATTGTAAGCCGAGTTCGCCTTCACTTATCGCACCGAGTTCCGCTTCGTTAATGTCCTGATAGGCATTGGAAAGCAATCCGCTCTGTGTCATATTGCGGGCGTTGAAGTCTTCGCCTGTTCGGGCGCGCTGCGTATTTGCGACCCCGCCGATTTGACTTCGCATATTAGCAGACATTTTATTCATTAAATCCGGTGATATTCCGCCGATTTTACCAGCGATAATATCGTCAATGAGCTGGTCATATGGGCTTTTCTTCTGTCCGCCGAAGAGCGAGCCTAAAAGCCCGGCGAGAGACATTCCACCAGAAATTGCACCTGCAAGAGGAATAGGCATATTATTTTCCTTTCTTTTTACCGTGATGTAGATTAGGTTCGCCGGATTTTTTGGCAGCGTTATAGATTTTAGCGGCTTTAGTTTCGGCGGCGGATTTAGATAAGCCGGATTTTTGGAATTTATCACGCATAGCTTCATATCGCTTAGGCATAATTTTCTCCTTATATGCCGATTGCTATGAATTGAAGAGTTCTTGAACCAGTTATATATCCTGCGGCACTTAAATCGCCTTGAATATAAAATCCAAGCACATTAATTGTTCCACCGGAAATCGAAGATATACGAACAATTTCAATAGATTCAGTAGTAATCGTTCCAGTATAAGTTTTTCTTACAATCACTTGTGCGCTAATAATCGAAGTTAGTTCTGTATCAATCGATGCAATTCCAGTGGCAAAATTAACCGTAACATCTCCTGCGCTTACTTTGTAGGCAATTGAATTTGTCAAGTCATTATCGTTTCCAGTGCCCGCTTGTGGCGAAAGCCCTAACGCCGCACCGGGGAAAAGACCGTTTGCGTCAAGACCAACAATATTGTGTTCGGCTAAAGTAGCTCCATTATGAAGTCGGGGTAACATTGTAGCCGTAGCCGTATCAGTATCAGTTAAAGCCGCCGCTATAATATGGACATCCGATAAAGAAGGTGTTCCGCCAAGTCGTTCCGCAATTTTGCTTTGCGCTATGTTTGCTGTCGCCGATATATTGACATCTTCTAAGCCGTTGACGGCGGTAACAACTGCTGAAAAATTCTCATTTACATCTTCGGCAATAGCATTGCCGGAAACAAAAGTATTTGGTATTGCTAAAGTTGGCATAATTTCTCCTAATGTAAAGTTTTTGGCTGCCAAGCAAGGGCAGCGGTGTTAAATTCAAAATCTGTATCATTCCCGGTGGTATAGACATAGAACTGCACTAATTTTCCTACCATCGTATTAGTAAGCCAGCCGCTAAAATGCGCAATTAATTCTGATGCCCATTGTAATACAGCCGCTTCGGTGGGGGCTTCTACGGTTAAATCTGCATCGGCTTCAGTAGAATTGTAGTTAAAAGCTACGCCCGCCGCCGTCCGTGCTACAAGAGTATTTTCTGAATAATAAATAGAACCGCTTGCAATAGTTCTAAAAACTTCTACATAAGTATAATTTGCAGTATAAGAATCCACTTGCGCAGGAATGGCAATAGTAATCCCATTAGTAGCGGCTGTCGCCCCTGCTGTCATATTAGCAGAAGCAGTGCTTAAAGCCGTATGTTCTCCGTTGGTTTTGACAAATCTATATTTGTATTTGTAAATTCCACCTTGTACCAAATCGCCGTTATATGTACCTACATAAGTCGGCGCTGCATATAAAGCCCATAAATTTATATTCCATTCTGTAGCTGTTGAACTTAAACTATTCAATAGTGTAAAAGTCACTAATCCTCTATCAAGGATAATGGTCAATTGCGCAATAGTGCTTCCAAAAGCATCATAATAGGCTTTTCTGAACCGTTTGTTCACATTTTGATTTATTAAAGCGAACGGCTTCGATTTCCAGTAAGAAGTAATTGGATAGACACTCCCCGCCGCCGCATCTTGACCGCCGTAATCATATTCGTAGATCCAGCCGTTTGCCACCGCGCCTACATAAAGCGCGCCGTTGTCATTCCCACCGTCGTACACATCCGCGCACTCAAAATTGCGATTTTCACGAGTCCACGCCCGCAAAGAGCAATCGAACACCATTGTTTTGTTATTATAAGGAATACCACCGCCACTTCCGCCGCCGGGAATATCAGTAAGCGATTCTCCTAATACTACATCGTCAAAACTTATCTTGTATTGATTATTATTTGGATGATAAATTGCCGGGCAATGCTGTAAAGTTGTAATTGGAATATCCCTAATTTCATTGACGATTTTTTCACCGATGTAATGAAAGCGGTATCCGTCAAATGCCCAAATTTGACCGCCAGTCGATAAATAAGCAATCGAGTTACGATTAGCGTAAATTAGTTCACCAGTGCCTTCGCTATCACCGATGGGAACGGTTAATTCGATAACTTGAACACTTCTATCGCTGAACACACCGGGACCAAAAATCGGTGCATTCACACTCCAAGTAGAAGAAATCCCCGTAACATTTACATTGACAAATCCATTTTCAAAAACTACCCAAAGCTCATTATTGAGATTGACTAAGCCTTTAGGCAAGCCAATAGTTCCAGTGCCAATGTCGATATAGTTATTAGTAGGCACATAATCCGGTTGACCGATTTTGGAGAAGTATAACCGATGCGGTGCGGCATCATCACCGATAAACCAAGCACGATTTTTGAATTCAAGACAGTAGAGCGCATCTTCCGGCGGCGGCTGATTATCATTTATATTTATATCATAGGCAACTTGGTCAGTTATGTCTGGGGCGCCATCGTGATAATGAGTAGCGGCAACATTATCAATGGTAGTTAAAAGATAAAATGTATCTGCTAAAGCATCGGCAGGAGTTAAATTTCCCGGCGAACCATTGCGATAAATACGGATTTTGTCAACATTAGAATCTGTCGATATGGTAGGAGTAATCGTAATCCCATCATTATTAGGTGCTAATACTATCACAGTATTAGGTGAACTTGGCACAGATTCAATTCCATTTGTTGAATTATAATATGTATATTTATAAGCATAATAATCATTCGCCGCCATTGAGCCGTTATAGTCAGATACTAATGTAGGGGTTACAGTAGGTGCAATAATACCTAAGCGTTTAAAGTTACCCGGAGTAGCTACGCTGGAATCATACCAATATGGTAAATCTACGCCGTTACAGAAAATCAATTTATCCGCTATCGTAGTGCTGGAGATGAAATTTGTATCGGATAATTTGTATTGTGTTGCTGCAGCGCCTAAATCCACAATGGGTATTTGTGTAAAAACCCCGGCGTCGGTCATCTTGAAAGTAGTGCAATGATGGTCAGTATTTACGCCTTCAAAGTGCCCCCAAACGATATTATATTCGACTGCATTGGATTTATAGAATTTATGCAGATGCCACATTTTATCGCAAGTATGTGGAGTAGCCGCCCCATCAGTATACGCTAATTCTGTGCTGTTGACTTGTCGCCGTCCTTTGCGCTTTCTCAAACTACCGATAGCGGTAAATTCAAAATTCTCAATATCTACACATTCATTATCGGCAATAAGCAAGTCTTGGACTTTAGTGTTTTGTCCGCCAGCAAAGTTCTTTATTTGGAATAATTCTGCTTTCATATCAAGCCAAGGGTGGAATTAATTCAAAACTATCGCCGCTTTGATAAGACTGGAATTTCAGTTGTTCAAGTTCGTAACTATACTTCTGATACCATTGATTATTTTGCGTATCGATCATCGAAGTAGCCAATAATTCGATGCCGTAGTGATAGATAAAGGGCATATCAAGCGTTTCCGCCGCCGCGCCGGTCAAAATAGCTGGCTTCTTGATATAATCAAGCCTTACGGTCTTAGTCGATGCAGGCGGGCGGTCGCCAAGTCCGATATACGCGCCTCGGAGATAGTAAAAAGACGGTGTGCGATTGCCGGTGGAATGTTCGTCATAATCCTTGATAGTGCGCATCGCCATTGTATAACCGTCCCACAGAAGCCGGACTTCGACAAGGAAATCGGTTATTTGAAATCCAGTCCCAACACCACCTGCAATATAGTATTCTCTCTCTCCCAGTGTCCAACTTATAGATTTTAACGCCATTAATTCTTTAGGTCGGATAATCTGCGCTACTTGGATTTGCGCTTGATTAAGACGCCGGAGAATAGTAGCGGGCGGGACTTTTTCCATTCCCGGATCGCCAATGTTCAACGCTATTTGTTCGATAAGTTCTGGAGAAGTATTCATTTTATCAATGCCCTGCTTTCTTCAAGGTATTTCTTATTATATTCCGCCGCTTGATAATCATCGCCGTCAATGGTATAACATTCTCTCAAGCAATACCAAACGGCGAGCTGATGCAGTTTTTTAGGCAATGCACTTTCCGAATCAAGTGTCCCACGGGGATTACGGATATAATACAATACGAGGCTATTTCCGTTTGACGGCGCAGTTATGAAATTCAGTTTATCATAGAATACATAATAAATCCTATCGGAATTCAATCCAGCGAACATAGTATTGACATCAGCAAGTCTTTGATAATTGGGGTCAACTTTATTGCAAACTACACCGGAATTGGTAACTCTACAATCTCCGCCGTCAAAGAAAGTAGCGGGAAGAGTCCACGCTTTTGTCGTACCGTTCCCGGTAACCGTATTAGTACTAATCAGATTATCGAGATAATCTGACCATCTTGAGCGGGGTAAAGTAGTAATAATCTGCTTGATAATTTCGATTTCCCAAGCATCGAGCATTTTATTGAGCGTAGCGGCAGTTACCTTATCCGTAGCGGCGGTCGCCGTAGACCCTAACCCCGCCCAAATTAAATCTCTGATTTCTGCGAAGGTCATTATTTTATCCTAAACCAGTTATAGGTTAATGCGGAAGTACCCGCCGCCGGTCGATTGACAATCAATGTATCGGTTTTTGCTTCCACAGAAAGCACATCATTGGAAGTAATGACCGCCCCGGTAGAGATAGCCCAGAAATAATCAGTAGAGGCAAAATCTGCATCGAGAATGGTATCCGCTATTGCCGTAGTGGTAAAAACATTAGAGCCTCGATAAGTTGCGCCAAGCGTTAAAGCGGTAAAACTTCCCGCAAGTGTTCCACCGGTGACATATCCTTGAGCGGCGGTAATTGAAGGAAGCCAAGTAGTAGTATCTGCGCCAATTACGATAATTGCTGTATCAAGTAAAGAAGCGCTGACAATATGGTCAAAATTAGCGGAATCCGCATCGATATAGCCGTCAAAGATGGCATTGCCGGATGAATCAACCGAAGCACGAGTTCCATCAGTTGCCGTACCTAAATTCAACGGCGTTGCCTCAACTGTCAAGATATTAATTTCTTCCGTAGTAATACTATCCCCTACAACTAAATCATTGTCAAGAGCAAGTGTCCCGCTGGAGTCGATAGATGCGGCGGTAGCGTTACTGGCAGTTCCAATATTAAGCGGTGTAGATTCAACTGTAATCAAACTAAGTTCTTCCGCCTTTATACTGTCTGCTACTGATAAATCATTGTCTAATGTCATTGTTCCAGTCGAATCCCCAGCAATTCTTGTTCCATCACTTGCCGTTCCGACAACAAATGGAGTTGCTTCCACTGTTAAGATATTCAATTCTTCCACTTTTGCACTATCGCCAACTGCAATGTCATTATCAAGATTTAAAGTTCCACTGGTATCGGCGGAAATTCTCACTCCATCTGAGGCTGTCCCAATCACAAAGGGAATTGCTTTGGCGGAAATAATTGCCAAACTATCGGTAACTGTTACCGTATCCGCCGTAATAACTGCAGCGTGGAGTGAATCCAAAGAGATATACCCATCGGCAATAATATTCCCGGACGAGTCAATAGAAACCACCGTAGTATTAGAAACCGTTCCAATATTGAATGGTGTTGCCTCGACTGTGATAATGCTTATCTCTTCGGCTTTAATGCTATCTGCAATACTTAAATCATTGTCAAGTGTTCCCGTTCCGGTTGAGTCGAAAGAAACTCTTGTTCCGTCCGAAGCCGTCCCTAAAACAAAAGGCGTAGCTTCAACAGACAGGATATTGACTTCCTCTACTTTTAGGCTATCACCTACCGATAAGTCATTATCGAAAGACATACTGCCGGATGAGTCTGCCGAAATCTTATCCGCTTTAGTATCCGTTCCAATTTGGAACGGCGTTGCTCTGGTAGATTTGATTAGGACAGAAAGCCGGGCACGGATTGAATCCGCCGCCATCCAGCCATCACTGTTGACATTTCCACTTGAGTCGATATACGCCGCAGATGCGTTACTGGCGGTAGCGATATTTAGAGGAGTTGCCTCGTCTGTGATTATACTCAATTCCTCTGCTTTTATGCTATCGGCTACAGACAGGTCATTGGCAAGAGTTAATGTTCCGGTTGAGTCAGTAGATATTTTGGTAGCCGTTGCGGTTTTGATAAGAAATGGAGTTACTTCGACCGTAAGGATATTAATTTCCTCACATTTTATACTATCGGCAAAGACCCCGTCATTATCCGAAGTTACCGTTCCGGTAGAATCTATCGATAATCGAGTCCCGTCTGAGGGAGTCCCCACAATGAACGGCACTGCTTCGGCACTGGTGATATTCAGACTATCGGTGATGCTTAAGGTATCGATATTGCAGTCATCGAAGTCAGTTTTCTGGATGTGGATGCTATCGGCTAATTGCGCGCTTCGTATCTTAGATTGAGCAAAAAGCAAAGAAGGGAGCAATAGCATTATGACTAAGATTAGTAATTTTTTCATAGTATCACTTCCTTCTTTAAAGAATGTTAAGTTCGAAGATTATGATTTCGTCATCGGCAATGGCGCTATTAAAAATCACTTTAGCGGAGAACAAATGACCCGTAATAGACGGCGCGACATAGTAATAATCTCCGGCGGAAGCCGACCCCTCTTCCAGTAATTGACCATTCCGATAGACGAGTAATTGTGAGGCGTCGCCCGGCGCATAATCCATACTGACGCCTGAAGTAGCGGGGCCGTTCCGGGCGGCGCACAGATTAGAAAAAGTCCAAGTATCATTTGCATAGGTGGTATCGCTGGAATCTGCGTCTGAGCCTATGAATTGATAAGGGCCGAATGATTTTCCTGCTTGCACTACAGACATAATTTATTCCTCCTTTTTAGAGGTTTTTTTATTAGCTTTCGCTAATTTATCAATTTTAGCGTTCAGTTGGTCGATGTCATCGGTGATTTTAGTAAGGATTTCGCCGAGTGGTTTGCAGTGCAGTAGTAGTTTGACCTTATCGATGAGATTAAGCGTGGACTTATCCATAGGATTAACCATTAAATTATGGGGGCGAGTTTCCCCGCCCCCGGTGAAGAATAGTTAGGCGCTAACAACTACTTGATTACCGCCGAATCCCGCTGCATTGCCCTTGAGTTCTGCCATCCATTTGGTAGCAACGGTATCGGATTTAGACGCTCCCCGCTTAGCGGCGACTAATTTTTCAAGTGTATCGCTGCTTGATGCTATTAATACTGCAACGCCCATTTGAGCTGCGGCTAAATCCGCAAGCGCATTAGACGCTGTTCCGGTGACATAATCGCATAATCCAGCGCATTGTACCCAGCCCCAGTAATCGTCAGGAATAGCGGAAACCGCTACTCCTGCAAATTCCACTTGCGCATCACCGTCAGCCGAGTCAACGACATGGCAATAAGTGATTATCACACAAGTATCACTTGAAGTAACCGCCGCAGTCATTGGTAAATCGGCATCAAGACTGATTATAGTCGCCGAGTTTTGTGTGATGATAGAGAATTCACCTTCCGGCGCAGCTCCAGCTCCGCTGGCGTTATCAGTAACATAGAATATATCGTACTGATATTCATTGATAGTTAAACCAGTAGTAACAACTTCAACTAAACTGGTATTAGCAGAAGGAGTGATTGCAACCGGCGCAACAAACGATACGCAATCGCCTTTTGCGAAGGCGGAATTGCTTTTGTTCTGCACATAGCGGTAGAGTTGGTCGCCCCAGCCGGGTCGGAAAACACGGCGGAGAATACCCGGTTCTGCCATTGGCGTGGAATGATAGTCAACAACTTGACATTTCCAGATATTGGCATCCCGGTCGATATAGAGGGCTCCAGTTCCGTAATATTTACTCATTTTGTTCTCCTTCCCGGTTAGAAACTGAAATCAGTTGCATAAGTAGTAATTACACCGCAGGAACGAGGTTCAGTCAGTACCAGTTGCCCGGCAATGTAGAACTGCGCTACTTTGGTTTCAATTTGATTTTGGGCTTCCTTCCACTGCGTCATCTTCATTTCTTTCGTGCCGAACGGGACCCAGAACAGCCGGTCTTCGTTAATCATATACCATTTGTTAGTTGGGCAATGCGAATCGACTAAAATCGGTTTTCCCTGATAACTGAGTTCTTGGAAGCCGAAATCCGCGCGGTTTTTATCGGTGGTGCGATTGAGCATAACTTGTCCCTTAGATACTAACCATTCCTGATAGCAGTCATAGAGAGATTGTGAAGTGATGTGAACAGATGGGGTTCGTCCTCTATCTGAACCTTGAGTACAAGAACCCCAAAGACTTCTCAGTAAATAGAGAAGAGTATAAGCTACTGTAGCGCCAGTGCTGGACAAATTAGCAAGATTATAAGTGGCTGAATTAGTTCCCAACATATTAGCATCCCACCAGCTATAAGTTGCACGGCTGAAGCCCGCATAAGTAGCGGAAACGCCTTCGGTCGCGGCATTTGCGTTATTACAGATAGCCTGACGCATTCCGATAATACCGTTGACATCAGTGCCCAGACTGAAAAGTCCAGTCCCGATGAGGTCAGCGATAGTTTCTTTTGCGTTCAGGATTTTATCTTCCATTAGATCTGCCAGAGCTTCTTTGCCGTTAATGCAGGTCTGCTCTTTGAAATCGATGGAGACAGGGGCTTGAAAGCCGCCCCAATCGAGCGACATCCGCTTCTGGAATTCATTCGGCGCAGTAGGCACTAAGCCTCTCTGCAAATCCCAAGTGGAAGCGGATGCGTTTTTAGCATATTGAACCCGGAAATCACACTGCGTCCCGGTCTGAACCTTGCCTTTTTTCATCCGTTTGTAAGTGGTATTGGAGTCAAAAATCTGGTCAGCTAAACCGGGCAATACAGTAGTATTGACATTGATTTGCATGTCGTTAAGATTTGCTTGACTGATTGCCATATTGTATTTCCTTTATGTTTTGAAGGCTTTCTCCGCAGCATAAGCCAATTTTTCGGAGAGAGATGCAGTAGGTGCAGGTGCGCCGGTGCTGCGTGAAGCATTTTCAGGTGATTTAATGTTTGTTTCTTTTGCTGCCTTAGATTTAGCGATAAATTCGGCTTCCGCTTCCTTTTTTGCCCGTTCTGCGATTTTGTCAAACGACATATTGCGGTAGGCTACTTGAGGATCAGTAGTACCGATGCGTCTCATTTCGGTTATAACTGCATTTTTATCGGTATCGGGGGGCAGTTTTGACAGACCAGCCGTGATTTGGGCGTCGAGTTGTTTAACGGTGTAGGATTTTTCCAGTTGTTCGACTTTTTGGGACAGTTGCCAGACAGTTTTTTGGGTTTCGTCATCGAATTCCGGTTGTTTTACAGGTTTTGGACCCATTCCCGTCAAATATTTATACACATCTGGAGCGTGTTCTTGCAATAATTCAGATGCTTCAGCAAGAGATGCTACTTTTGCATCGGCTTCTTCCCTTAATTTTGCAGCTTCCTGCATTTTTTTGGTATAATCCGATTGTCTAAGACCGCTGTCTCTGAATTCGTGTAATTGTTCAACTGTATAGCCGACGCCTTTATCGTCTGTCCAAGCTATTTCCGGGGCTTTGCCTTGTTCCGTAGAGGCAGAGTTCTCAGTTGATTGTTCGGTAGTTACCGAGTTCTCTTGAGATTGTTCTGTAGTCTCAATGGAGTGATCATTTTCCGGGGACATAATTTATCCTATAATTTTTTGGTTAATTGACCGATTTTAATTCCGTGGCTAATAATTTGAGATTCAATTTTCCGTATTCTGGCGTCATATTGAGCATCGACTACTTTAATTATTTCAGTATGGTCGAGTTCAATATTACTTGAAGTCTGCGGATTTGAATTTTCAAGTGCTCGGCTGGGGACACTATGTCCGGCACTCAGCGCTTCTACAAGTTCATTGACTTTAGCGATGAGGATTTGTCGAAATCCCACATCATCGATATAGCCATCCCTTGCTTTGATTTCCAATTTGTCGATTGGCATATTAGTTATCCTTTTGCGTTTGGTATAGTTGACATAAACGGGAGTCCGTTAGGAGTCACCAACGGACTTGCCACTTGGATTTTTTCGATAGTTTGCTGTTCTACCATTTTACTATTAACTGCTAAAATAGCGTTAAACAGCGTGGTAATGGTATTAATAGGATTTAAGGGCGAATTTATTTTAATTTGATTACCAATTATTGTGATAGTAATCTTATTATTGAGATTCAGCGCCTCTAAATCCCTGTGCGCTTGGTTCATTAGTCATTTCCAATGCTTTATTTGCAGTAGCCATATTTTGGAATGCTTGCGATTCCAGTGTTTTATTCAGTGCATCGCTGAGTTCCGGTACCCCGCTAAATTCTACCAATAATTTTGCCATACCGATATTATCGCCGGTGGAAGCCAGAATTTGCATCATTTGTAATAATCTCTGGAATTTAATATCGACAGGCGTAGGCATTGCCGACCCGGCGGTAACAATTACTTCCCAATCGCCAGCGATATCAGCCGGGTTAAATTGTATGAGGCGTTCGATGCCATCTTCTTTACCTTTAATGGTGATCCAGCGTGAAGTGATATAATATTGTTGCATTAAGGCGATGCACTGTTTAATCAGTTTAGTGAATGCTGTTTCGATGGTATTGAAGCGTAAAGCGGTTCTGGTAGAAGCTGCGGATTGCAATGCTTGAATAGCCGAGGCGGCGGTAACGCTTCCGGGGCGGCGTCCTTGACTTACTTCCGGTGTCCCGGCAACGCTTTCCATCATTCGGCGGATTAATTCAATTATACCGAATACTTCTGCTGGCAGTGGCGGCGGTGTATAGAATTTAATTCTATCATTGACATTACCTAAAACGGGGAGAATTGATTGGTCTTTCAGAAAGATATGTTTGGGGTCGAGTCCGCTTCTGGTATCGACTACAATTGGCGGGCGCACCACTAATTTGATATAATCCAGAATATCGCTTAGTATCCGATTAATTGCATCTTGCCCGCTGTGATGTTGTTTAATGAAGTCCATTCCCCAAAAGCTGCCATCATCGATAAATTTTTGCTGAATATATGGGAGTTCGCCGTGCCAGTAGGGGAGTGGTCGGAAATCCAGTATCACGGTATTTGTATAGACAATTACGCTCCAATTTGTCGATATGGGTTCGGAACTTTCATTGATAGTTTCGCCTTCGGAATTTACACCGGTGATTTTCTTGGTCAACGCGGCGCCGTCCCGGATATACAGGAATTTCACTGTTACTAAGCCTTTATTAAATTCAAAGGCATTATTTTTCGCCGTATCGGTAAAGTATGTATTAGACGGCGGGTCAACGCCGGCTTCGGAAGTGCTAACCTGCCGTTCTAATCCATCGCCGAATTTACTATCGGCGAATTTGAAGCGTCCGTCTGCGGTTTTCGGGATATTATCAGCTATCACATTTTTCGATGTATCGGGAAAAAATTTCTTTACCTTAAAAACCGGCATCCGACTAATATCGAAAAAATACTGAGAATTTTCCAAATCCAATGGATTGGTATCGGGAAATACCCTGAATGGGTCAATTAGATCGATTCTTATATCGCCCATTCCACCGTATAATGTTTCATCGTAGCAGGCTTTATAAAAACCGCTTTGACAGTAAATTGAATTATAGTTATTAAGTGTATATTTATTTTTAAAGGATTGACGATGTAGGAGTGCGAGAACGGCGGATTGCAGTAAATCTGCCTTTCCGGTTTTAGTTTCGTTCAGCGGTTTAATGGAAAAACTGGGGATTTGTAAAGATAAACTGGAGTTTATTTGGTCTACATAATTCCAGATATAATTTGCAGTTAATTTTGACCGATAATACGCGCGATATTTATCATATTCTCCCTGCCAGTGTTCACCCCTTAGATACTTCTCGTTCAATAACCAATTATCGTGCAGTTCATCTTTGCGTTGTTTAGCTTCGGAGAAGAGTTCATTGCAGAACCGGATTAATTCCGTATCATCTTTAAAGGTCATATTTTCAATTTTATAAGGCAATTTCTTCTCCTACCAATAATTCGGGATAATTATCTTCGTAATATTTGCGGGTATCGAACGCTTCATCTAAATTACCTAAATCAATTTGCGGATTAAGTCCTAAAAACTCATATCTTGATTTCCGTTTAGCTTCGGCTTCTTCTGAATAATCATAACTTCTCAATTCCCGTTCGTAAATCCCAATTATCAAGTAGCGCAGCGCGTCCATACAGTGGTCATCTTTTTTCATTGGCTCTTCGACAGGATTCCGCGCTTCGCCAAATCGCAGCATCTTCAATCTATATTTTTCCAATTCCGTCAGCGTATGCGGCGTCTGTCCTTTGAAAAAATACAATCTCGGACAACCGGTAACTTCATTCACCCGCATATATTCCCGTACCCTATTCAGTCCCGCTACTAACTCGTGATTGGCTGGGGTAACTTCTACCTCCGCCTTAGAATATTCCAATGCAATATTGTTTCCGTCCCTGGCATCGGTATTATAGCAACTGGGGTCGATGTAGGTAATCTTTATATCTTCAGCCCCGGTCATTTCGTTCACCATCGATGCGTTAAAACTGACAATCTGTTCACGCATCCAATATTCCCGGTAAATATAGACCGCGCCACTGTTCTTATGCCAACCGCTTCTATCTGCATTCAATACTTTGGGGTGCACCCAGCCCCACAAACACACCGTAGGATTAGTGTACCCGTGATCTATCGCTCGAAATCGCAATCCCCGCATCCCCAGCGTCCGCTCATATTCCTCAATATCAAAACGCTCAATACAATGAATGCTTTCCCGGAAATCCGGATAAATCAAACCGCTAAACTCATCGAAAGAAGCGTCTAAATAACGCTGTACCCAACGCTCCGGCATCGAACGCCGTAAATTATCCTCATAACCCGCCGGTAAATATGGATTATCGCAAGTCTTACTTATCGTCCCAAAATATAATTCCTTATCACTGTCACCACTATAAAATAACCGCCATACCCAATCTTTACCATTCGGATTGCTTACTAAATAACTCCGCCTCGGCATCCCCGCCTGCCGTAACCGTGTATGCAACATCTGATATAACTCCTCCTCTAATTCCGTCCCCTCGTCAATCAACAATAATCCAATCTCTAATCCCCGCCCTAATTTGTCAAATGCACCCTTCCCAATATCGCCCGGCGCATACCATAATACACTCCCATTAATAAACCGTACCTCACGCTGTGCCTGATTCCAGCCACCACCTACTAATACCTCCTTCGGGCATAACTTGAAAAATTCCTTCACCGTCGTCTTTAATAACTCATCCTCGGTCAACCGAACTAATAACGCCCGCAATCCACTATGCTTCATTAACATATAAATCCCTAACTTACATAATACCGTCGTCTTACCACTACCAACGCCCCCAACATAACTGTTCCGCTCACGATCGCTCTCCATAAAACCCCGCTGACTTGACAATGGAGACCAATCATCACGAATCTGAACTATACCACCACTCATATCAAAGGACGCTCCCCATCATATATCCCCACCTTCTGCAATATCGCCGACTCACGATTTATACTCCCCAATAATTCCTCCGCCTCGTGATCCACACCACCCTGTAACTCCATACCACGCATAGACCCGTCACCACCAAATAAACCCGAATTGTAACGATAACAATACTTCAACACCATCCCCACTAACCATCCACAACCACCCAATACACCCAATAAACCCACCAACCATAATACGCTCACCCAAAATAACTCGCTCATCGTTCACCCTTTGTTTATATTGAAAATTTAATTCCTAATGTCCATTAGTCTATATACGCAAGCAGCTTCGCCGCCCCGGCTTCCCCGCCTATCCCCTGGGCCCCTGCCTTGCGGTTACTTATCGGAATAATCCATATCGCTGGTAAATGTTGACTACAGCGCGGTGAAATCAGTGCCGGACAGAATCCATAATCATAGCTTAGTCATTATTATTGCCGTTGCTGTCAATCGCGTTCATAGCATCGACATCGGCAATATCGGTGCATCGGTTAGTTTCAACCATCGACCGTGCACCGTTTGCACTGTTGTATGCGCTGTCTGGAATGTGTGTCTCGTCCGGAATCGCTATATTCGCACCGATAACGATCTGTATATTCACTACTTGCGCTTGTTTATCCTTATCCTTATTCAAGTCCCCGGTCATTTCCAAACACATTCTACGGTCTGCAGCGTTAGTGGGTATTAATGCTAAGCTTGCAGTTCGGTTTAAAATTTGACCACGCTTGGATTTGAACTTTTGCGTGATTAACTCATCAATATAATCCTTATACTCTCTTACATTGTTCATATACCAGTTTTTATAAGTGCAGTAGGGTACGCCGTTATTAACGAGTCTTTCGATTTTTCTTGACATCGCGGGGAGGTTTGTTTCGACTATAAGTTCCGCGATTTGCAATTGTTCCTTTGTGAGGTTTGCGTATTTGGGTTTTTGTGTTATGCTTGCTGGGATCATCTTAGTATGTATTTTAAGGCGCGGTTAGTGGTGATTGCGATGTTTTTTCGTGTTGGTGGTGTACCGGGACAGGAGAAATATGGCGAATTTTTTTTTAAAAGTCAAGGGGTTGTTTCAAGTTCTTTTTTTCACTAATTTCAGGGTATTGATAAATTAGGGGTTTAGGGTTCAAATTATCTTTTTCACAAGGAGGGTTGAGGTTGGGATTTTAACTTAGAAAGTGGATATGATTAGTTGGAAGTTGAATAAAAACAGGATATATATGGAAGTAGAGAAAAAATAGTTTTTGTCAAGTGGTGGGGGGTTTAAGCTTGGATTGTGGATTTCAGGATTGATTATTTAGGGTGAGTGTGTATGATAGGATAGGGTAAATTTGCGTTGATTGTGGTGCTTGTGGAGTGTTTGTTTTCAGTATACAGGATACGATATATTTTAAGTTATTGATAATAGGGGAGTTATTATGATGTTTAGAAAATAGTTCTAAAATATGACTAATTTTTTCATAAAATACTTGACAAAAATTAGGAATTTTCATTAAAAATGCTTATCTTTTATATGAGGGTCAAATAAGACCCCACGGGAAAATCAAAATCAAAAAGCGAGAGAAAAATGTTAAAAATTAAAAAATTAGAACTGGCAGAGTCCCGCCTCGACGCCAAATATGTATATAATGCTAAATTGACACAAAAAATTGTCAATGGAGCCAATTGGGAATATCGAGGAGAATGTATTGATATGGACAATGATGGACATTGTATTTGTGGACATTTTATCAAACGGGGATTCCCCATTTATCATAAAACTGAAAATAAGACTTTGATTTTAGGGAGTGAATGTATAAATTATTTTCAAGGCGTTAATAATGACCTGGTCGAAAGTGTTTTGAAAAAGATTAAGTCAGTGGAGGCCGATATTGCCGTGTTAAGGGCTGCAGCAAAACAAGCCGAGAAACAATCCGAGGTGATCGATTTAAACTCAGAATATATGTGTATTTTGACAGAGGTCAAACAAAGATATGCTAATTATCGACATAATGGGGTAAAAGCGCCTTATGAAATTTGGTGTGCAGTTGCCTCAAATAAATACTGTTTCCCAGATAATCCACCAGAATATTCAAGAATCTGTGATTTAATTCGTTGGTACAAAAACAATATCGAATCGTTAAAACAGATTGCTAATATCTGTTAATCACCTTCCGCCGCACTTTAGAAGTGAACCGGGCAGCTCCCGGCGGCGGAACAAACTAAAATCAACTAAAAAGCGAGAGTAAAAATGAAAAGTGAAATTATTAAATTTAGCAGAGATTTAGTTATTAAAAATCTCTGCTGTTTGCCGAGGGGAACAGGCGCAAAATATTTAGAGGTTATTCGCGGAGAGGGCAATGAATATGTTGCAAAACAGTGGAGACGGAAAATCGTACCGGGTATATTAATTGAACTGTCTAACTGATGAGGCTATAAAGCCGAAACCCGCGAGAGCGGGTCTTAGACTACAGGCAAGCCGCCTGCCTGCAAAGGCAGCGGAACTAACTAAATCAACTAATCAAATAGCGAGAGTATAAAATGATACCTGCAATTAAAATTGTGAAAATTGAAGAAGGCTATAAAGTAAGCAAAGTATGGGGATCACCTTCATACTCAAGAAAAGCCGTCTTATTATTAGAAAATGGGGCTGAAATTAACTACACAATCAATCACCATAAATGTGCAAAAGTGAAACAACACAAAGCCGGTGATGAAATAAGCGGGTTATTTTACGAGGAGGATTGTAATGGATTTAATTTCACTATATTTTGCACTCTTTAATCAGTAAACCCTTAATATTTACTAATCACTTTTCCGGGACTTGACTTTCTTAGCGCGGGTCTTGAGTTAATCGAATAACTCCCCGGAACTAACTTAATCCTATTTGACAAAAGGATCGCTTCTTATCGACTCTCAGCATAGATGGTGAGAGTACAGACGCTTTCATAATCAGTTAAATAGGATAAAGCCTAAATAACAGGTACTAAGACCTTACTTTTCAATGTGCTTAGTAACACACTGAAACATTTATCGACTGCTATACAAGGATTTGCGCTCTTGTGTTTAATTGTATAGCAGTTATAAGCAGTAATGCAAGAGCCTGACACTGGTCTTGACTAAACCGGGGTCTGAGTTGTTCTTTGTAACCGATGGACGCTTTACCTAAGCCGGAACTGAACTGCTTACTTGCTTACAACAAACCGGGCGGAGCTTTCAAGTTATCGAAAACTCCCCATCTTTCGGGCGAGGTATGTCTAACCTGTTCTTGACTGCTTGGCAAGAATACCCTTTGATAAAAGGTGATTACTGGTAAAAGTCAAAAGCGGCGGCGGGAATTAGCTCAAAGGATTTGAGGGGTTCGACTCCCCTCTCCCGCTCTAAACTAACTAAACTAAAAGAGAGAGAACTAAAATGGAATTAATTTATATGGAAAGGCGTTATAGCAATCCCATAACAAGCGAGGTATTTGCTATTATGGAGATGGATTTTCAAAGCGATTTTCCTGTTTGGGTATGGAAAAACTCCCCGGATAATCAATTTACCGGACTGGTAGTTCAAAAATACCATTTGGAAAAATTGTTGCCCATCGGTACAAGGGTACAACATTTTGAAAAAAGAATTTACTCTAATGACAACTAAACTTCAATCCGACTGGGAGCTGGTCGATAAAAAAACCGGCTTCTGGTCGAAAACCGTAAAAGGCAAAACCGCCTTTAAGTGGTCGCCTGCACCACCTAAATCGGTTAAACCGCCTGCCCTGGCAAAGCCAAAGCGTGACCTGCTTATCGTACCGCTGGGGATAACAAAGCGGAACTGCCTGAAAGCGTGCCTTGCGCACTTGCGCAAACAGTCACCGGCGGATATGGACTTGCTGGAACTATCAATTATCAAAACGGTACGCTTGGAAAACTTGACAGAATCGCATTTATCAAACAGAAATACCCGCTTTAAAAGGGTATTCATTCCAATGAAAGCGCGCCCCGCTTTCAAACAGTTCATTCAATCAATTAACGAGCCGGACTTACGGCTCTCAATTATCGAAATAGGAGAGTTATGAAACAGTCAACAATCAACTGGATTTTAGGCGGAGTAATTATGCTCTGCCTGATACTGTCGAACCTGCTTAGCTATCGGCAGGGACGGCTGGACGCTGTCGAAGCCGTCGAGGTGGTCGAATACCTACACTGCCCCGCCTGTGGCTGGACGGTCGAAGCCTACGACATAGACGATGACCTCTGCCCCGACTGCGGGCGCTTCCATTTAACTACTGTAATCTTTTAGGAAATATTATGAGAAATATGCGAACTCCACTAAATTGCATTCTCCCGACTGACATCGAAAACGAGCGGATTAACTTCAAAATGAGGTTAATTCCACTCCGTAAAAAATACGGCTGGGAATCTATTCTCCGGCACGGCGAGGCAATCCAAAAAGCCTACAACAACATTGTTCCCCAAATGATGGTGAACTCGCTAAAAGCTAATCGATTATAATCTTCCTTCCGCCGGGGCTCTGCCGTCAACTCTCGCTGGACGGTATCCCCCCGGAAGGACATAACCTAACAAGGAGAGTCAAAGTGAAATTCCAAAATTATGAAGTTGCCTTAGACTTCGCCGCCGCTTACCCCGGCGCAACGGTCAAACTGGACGGTAAATCCTACATTGTAAACGGCTGTATCAATTGCAACGCCCTGACGGCGGACGGCGAGGACTGGTGTCAGCACTGTAAAGAGATGGTCGATGCTAACAAAGAAGTGAACGAGGCGATCTTCGCCGCAACCGGAGTCATAATATGATAGGCTATAAATTAACAACGCAGGATAACCGCACCCGTGTCGACGAAACAAACGAGACGCTATGGGGCGAAAATGTTACCCACAAGGCACTCCGGGACGGTGGAGAACTATGCTCCGATAAATGGATACATTTTTATACACATCCATTGCTGGCGGTATATTTTAATCCCATTCACACTAATATAGCCAATCCAAAATTATGGGAATGCGAAATCAATGGTAAGGTCAAAACCGAGTTCGATAAATCCGGCTGCAAAAAATTAACTACACTTGCGGAAATACCCCTGCCGGTCATCACCACCAAACAACGCATCGAAATCGCCATCCGGTGTAGCCTGTTAGTGTATACTGAATCGGAGTATGTGCAGTGGGCAGAAGATTGGTTATCTGGCAAAGACAGAACTAACGCCGCTTACGCCGCTCACGCCGCCGCTTACGCCGCCGCTAACGCCGCCGCTAACGCCGTTTACGCCGCCGCTTACGCCGCTCACGCCGCTAAAATCGAAATCTTACCTATAATCAAATCAGCCGTCAACTGGAAGGAGAAAATATGAAATTCACTAAGATAGTAAATACTCGCCCCCCCTTTAATAAAATAGACCCTGACCCCACAAAAAATTATGGCAGAAGTGATTTGCACATCCGATTTATTCTTAAAGGAGATAATGGGGCAGTGTATTTTTTAATGGGAACGGGGTCTTATTTAGAAGAAGACAGCGAATACGCAGCAGGATATTGCCGAGCGTGGGATTTAGGTTATCATTCCCCTACTCAACGATGGGAAGGTCAATCACAATGCGATTGCGATGTTCTTGACGGCGGAAAATGCTATAATGACGGCTCAGTTTTAAATGCCGAGCCTGTCTTAACGGCTTATCTGAATGGTGGCGATGATGCTGTCTGGAAATATCTTGAAGATTATTATTATGAAACTTTTGGGAGTGACTAATATGAACAAATTTATCGAACGCTATCGGAAACGACTCCGGGCTTACTGGAGTCGGTACTGGCTAAATCGCAAGTACCCGCAACGCCGCTTCCAAATCCGGCGAGTTGCCGGGGCGGTGCGAACGCACTGGGATGTGTACGAAATCACCGAACACCGGAGGGCAGAATGAACTGCCCTAATCCCAACTGTCAAAACAACGGCGTGACTGACCTTGCGCAATACGAAATCTGCGGGCTGCAGCCGAACTTCCCACCGGAACTCCCAGATGTTCCGCTCGTCAGTTGCAAGGTCTGTATGACCACTTTCACCGTACCAAAACAAGAGTATGACAAATTGGAGGAGCGATGCTCTTATTCCTCTTAGTCATCATCATAATCACCGCCGCCATCGCCGGTACTATCGGCTATCATATCGGCAAAAATACAGGAATCCGGCGAACGCTAATTGACTGCCGGAACTTCCTAATCACTAATAAACCGGAGAAAAAATGATAATTGTTGACATCGAAACCGTCCCGGAGGCTTTGTTCCTAAAAGACCCGCCGGAATGGTTCAAAGAATCAAAGTTGTATCCCCGCCCAAAATTGGGGAACTTAGTTGACCCTAAGAAAATCGAAGCAAAAACGGTAGAGTGGGAAGCCAACGGCGGAGCGGTCAAAGACCTCTCTGTCAATCCCTACACCGCCCGCCCGGTCGTAATCGGATATAAGATTGACACGGCGATGGTAAATACCTTCATCCCCTCACTGGAAAATATCCGCTTCTTTCCCGGATTAATAATTCAGCACTTGCCACTTGTAACATACAACGGTAAAGCCTTCGACATCCCCGTGCTAATGCTGTGGTGCGCCCGGAACGGCTTGTATAAAGAAGCCAAGATGTTATCGGCTTTCGCAACAAACAAGTATAATCACGACACGCACCTCGATTTAATGACTTACCTGCCCGGAACGGAATTCCAATCCCTGGAATTGACGGCGAAACTGTTAGGCTGTACCACCGAACCCTACGGCGATGGGAGTATGGTGTACGGCTGGTACGAAAATCGGATGGAGTCAGAAATCGCCAAACACTGCACCGCTGACATCGAACTGGAATACGAAATCTGCAAAAGAATAGGAGTCTGTCAATGAATGAACAACAGAAAAAAGAACTGTTCAATCTACCCGCTACTCGCCGGGATACTTTTTCAGTTACAATCCACAAGGCTTCTTTTGATTCGCTAATAGCGGGTATGGATGTTTTAGTAAAAACTGGCTTATTTCCGGTATCTATCAAAACCGGAGCGCAGGCCGCCGCCGTTGTATTAGCTGGTCAAGAACTTGGCATAATGCCAATGACTGCTTTACGAAGCATTAACATTATTCAAGGAAAACCTGTCTTATCGAGCGAAGCAATGTTAGCAAAGTTTTTCCGTGATATTCCTAACGGTCAAGCGGAATGGATTAAAACCGGAGAAGATGGCGAGGCAAGATTAAAAATTCGCCGTTCACCTGATTTAAACTGGCAAGAATTTTCCTTTACACGCAAAGAAGCGGAAACAGCCGGATTACTTACTAAAGACAACTGGAAAAAATATGAACCTGCAATGCTAAGAGCAAGAACTGCTTCTGCTTCTCTTAGGGCTGTTGCGCCTGATAGCCAAATGGGGCTTTATACTCCCGACGAGATGGGAGCGGTCGTAGATGAGAACGAAACAATAATTGAAACGGCGGAATACACCGATGTATCAGACCCGCCCGCCGCACCGCCGCCACCACCACCGCCCCCGCAATTAACGCTCCTCGAAGCGAAGGCTTTTGAGAAACTCGATGAGTTCAAAAAAGCCAAAGAAGCTCTCGGTGAATCCAGCTATTACGAATGTCTGAAAAGATGCGGGTATGATAAATCCTCAAACATCCCCATCGACAAAGCGGAATCCGTTTTGAAACATCTCCGCGAAACCTACCGCTTCCAATATGCGGTCGAAACAGAGGACTTAGTAACCGCCCGGATCGAAATAGGAGATATATCGCCGGAGATGCTGGCTAATTGGCTGAAAGACGCCGGAGTAACGGCAATCAAGAAGCTACCAGCTACGAAGTTGAAACAACTCCGGGATTTTGTGAACCCGCAACCTGTGGTAAAAGAACCGCCCGCCGCTGTCGAAAAACCGGAAATCCCGGCGGAAGATAAAGAACTTTTCAAACAATAACCATTCCCTTCCGGCGGGGCGGATGCGCCTCTCCTCGCTGAACCCCCGCCGGAATCTGCACAGGACGCACCGTAAGCGATTTTCACACACAGAGGTAAAATCCCCTATTAACTTAACGATAAAATCGAACCTTGCCCCATCATTTAAACGCTGGCGGGCAAATATCAAACCATTTCAACTCAAAAGACTATGAAAAAGAAACAGTCTGCAAAAAAACTTGAATCCCTCAAAGACAAAATCCACAATGCCGATATGACCATTGTAGAGGTCTGGCGTTTTTTAGTCTTTAAAAAATATATCAACTTCACTGTTGATTTATTTTACAAGTGTCTCGAACCCAAAACTAAAATATCAATGCCCAAAACGCTTTGCGGGAAGCCGTTACCGGCGTTAATAGAATTAGTTTGCAAGCGTCCCCCGGTGAAGTTTTTGCGGGAACTGCGTCAGGAGCGGGCGGGCAAAAAAGTGGAAAAAATCAAGGAACAAAAATGAATTATAAATATATTGACCCTTTATGGAAAAACCGTTGGTTAGGATTTGATGAATTATTATCTACTGAACAAAAGGTCAAAATTGCTATTCAATGTGCAATTTTGACTCATTGCCCTGATAATGATAATGATCCATTGTGGCTAAAATGGGCAGAAAATTGGCTATCGGGAAAAGATAGAACTTCCGCCGCCGCTCACACTGCAAAATATATTGCTTATAAAGATTATTATTTAGAAGATTCTAAATTTAAAGCAGCGGAATCTGCAAGCGTTTATGCTCAATATCCTGAAAATGAATGGGACTGTTGGGGGGCAGTTATATGGGCACAAGGAGTCATTGATTTCGATTTATTAAAATTAATTTTACAAAATATTTCTGAAATTACTTGACATTGTCGATAATAAGTGTTATACTATTAGTGTGTAGTAATAACATTAATAATAAGGATAACACCGTGAAATCAAAAACCGAACTAAAACAACTCATCTATGACTCCAGAGTCCGGAGAATAGAATTAGCTGAAATATTAGGAATTTCTTACGAAACGCTTAATCAACAGCTAAACGGTCTGCGACCGATGACCGCAGAAATAGAAAATAAAATCCGTGATATTTGCGAAACACAACTCCGCAAACTCCAGAGTGTTGTATAATGGGGCGGGGGACGATATGAAAAGAGGAACTCCGATACATCCCAAAATGCAGATTTTAGAAGAAGAATTACAAGTTGAAAGACCAACGGCAGTCGGAATAATGGAATTGCTTTGGCAATTCACCGCACAATTTGCTAAAGCGGGGAATATAGGAAAGTGGTCTAATGCTCACATAGCCCAAAGTATTTATTGGAGAGGCGATCCAGATAAATTAATCGCCGCTTTGGTAAAATCACATTGGATTGACAAAAACGATAAGCATCGGTTAATTATTCACGACTGGTATGAGCATTGCGAAGATGCAGTGCATATGGCATTATCAAGAGCTACTGAATTATTTGCAGATGGCAAAATTCCAAAAATGAACAGATTACAAAAACCCGAACGAGATATATGCGAAGCGCGATTTAATGCGCTTGTGAGCGCACAACGAGCGCACAGTGAGCGCACAGTGAGCGCTCAAAATGACATACCTTGTGCTGTGCGCACACCAGAAAGCGCACACACACAAGCGCACAATGACGAGCGCACTGCCTTTGCCTTAGCCCTCCCTAAGCCTTTGCCTAAGCCTTTGCCACAACC